ATAGAAGCTCACTGACGGGCTTTGGGTGTTTTGGGGCATGACAGTACCAAAAAGTTGCTAGAGGCGTTTTTAGCTTCCAGCTTAGATCACAGAAGGGATCGTAAAATGTCAGAAATCAAGCCAGTTTTGCTTCGGCTTCGCACGTCGACCATCGAGGCGCTCAAGGGCGAGCTAGAATTATCGGCTCACCGCAGTCAGTCGTCTTTGGCCGACGAGATGTTGGCGAAGCAAATCGCCAGCAACATTCGCCAGCGGAGCGTGCAGTCGTCTCTTGACGGTCAGGCTGGGCGTGCCGGTTTGGAGAAGCTGGGCTGATGCGCGCCGGTGGTGGACGTGCCAAGGGTGCGGCCTTTGAGCGTGAAGTCGCAAAGCTGATCGAGCTGGCGACCGGGCGCAAATTACGAAGACGCCTTTCGCAATATCAGGAGAAGGATCTGAGCGATCTGGAGCCGGCCGACGGCAAGCCGTTCCCATTCCTGATCGAGTGCAAGCGGTACGCCAAGGGCGTGTCGCCGTCGTGGTGGGATCAGATCGTCACAGCGGCTAGGTCTTCGGCCAACACAAATGACGCGTTGCCGTGCCTCATATATAAGCTCGACTTCCAGCCGGTGCAGGTGCGCTTGCCCGTACAAGCTCTGGTCATGCTCGGCAACTCAGGCTTGGCCGGTGACATTGCCGAGGCGTATGACTGGCGTTACACGGTCACGATGGATTGGGACACATTTGAAATGATTTTGCGTGAACACTTGGCGGGGGTGATGTGAGATGGTTCCATCGTATCAATGCGAAAGTTTTTGTGACCATCGTTGGAACAAAAAAGATTTTGAACAGGTTTGTGATTATGCCAGATATAGATTTGGTGATATTGGCTGTCCAAAATGCGGTCATAAGAGAATAGTTTGGAAAACATTGACCAAAGAAGAACAGGCGCATTTGGAAAAAGATGCGATTGTGATGCAGGAAATGTATTACGAGGCGCAAAAACAATTATGGGAAGTAAACCAAGCAAAAAAACAAAATAAAAAATTTAAGAAACGCAGAGCTGGAGCAAAAGCATGAAATATTGGTTGATACTGGTCACGATGACCAGCACTGAGGCGGGCGTGGTAAGCGTCGTGTCGAAGCATGAGACGATCAGCGATTGTCACGTCGCGCTGACGCAACTGGCGTTTGCCCGGCCGAATGAGGCGACGTATTGCCTCACCACCGAGGACGGCGTGGATTGGAATTTGCAATGACCCGGCCGCATTACGAGACGGCGATCGACCTGCAAAACGAGCTGTCGGTCGCCAAGCTGTTGAAGCGGCACAACTACTCGCTTCACAAACTGCCGGTGCAGTATGGCATCGATTGCGCTATCCACTGCGACCAAGAGGACTGCATTGTGGGGTTTGGCGAGATCAAGACGCGCACGTTTGAGATGAATAAATACCCGACGGCTATGGTTAATCTGCACAAGGTCATCCGAGCAAGGCACTTGACAGAGACCACCGGACTGCCGTCTTATCTTATCGTTTTGTGGACTGACGCGCTGGCACGCATATCGTTTGCCAGCGATTTCAGCTTGCAAATGGGTGGTCGGACAGACCGAGGCGATCCGCAGGACGTCGACGTCTGTGCGTACTACCCGATCGAGAGCTTCAAGGTTTTGGAGCAAATTTGAACTAATGTTGATGTTAAGGAGTTAAAGTTATGGCATTAGGTTTTTCTACAGAAGCCCGTTCAAGCGGGGACATTTTACCGATCATCAAGTTTGACGCCAAGGGTGGTGACTGGATCAAACAAGACCGCGTCCAAGGGGCTGACGGGACTTGGCAAAAGCAGGAAGAGGACATTGCGCCGGGCTTTAAGTTTGCCGCGGATCTGGACAATATGGAAGTGGGCTGGCTCAGCTTTGCGTCGGGTGCGCCGGACTTCCATATGGTGCGGATCGGTGACGCAATGGTTGCTAAGCCGTCTGACGAACACAAGCAGGCGTTTCGCATGCGCGTGGTCATCAGCGGCGAGAGCGGGCCTCGGGAGTTTAGCCACAGCGCGAAGACTGTGCTGCGAGTGGTCGACAAGCTGCACGACCAGTTTATGGCTGAGCGCGGCGCCAATGCGGGCAAGATCCCAGTGATCGAGGCTGGCACGCCGGAGACGATCAAAATGCAAAGCCCGCAGGGCGAGTTGCGTTTCAAGGCGCCGGTTCTGAGTATCGTTAACTGGGTCGATCGCCCGGCGGCAATGGATGGTGCCGCAGCACCAACAGAACACGCACCAGCACCGGTAGCGCCGCCCGTAGCGGCTACACCACCGGCCGCTGCAAGCGCAGGCAGCGACCTGTTCTAGTGCGTGGGTGGGCGACGTTTTCCCTTGGCGTCGCCCACCACCTCAAGGGAACAGGGGTCGAGGGTTTTTAAATGCAATTAGATTTATTTGAGAAGTGGCGCAAAAAAACCGGATATCGGATGGCGGATAGGCAAATCGGTTATCGCGGCAAGAAGTTTGACGAGGTTTGCTTTCAGCGTCAGTTGCGCGAGAAGATGGATGAGGGTCGCCCGACAGCGTCACTGAGCGGGGCTAAGATGTGCGAGATACCATTCAAGATCGCGCAAGACTTTATTTTAAAGTACGAGTGGCTCGGCACGATGGGTACGACAAAGTTTTCGCTCGGCATGTTTTGCGAGGACGAGCTGACCGGGGTCATGTGCTTCGGCCTGACGGCTGGCACCGGCGCGCTTTCAGAGGTGTTTGGCGAAGAGAACAAGTCATACGGCATCGTGCTTGTCCGGGGCGCTTGCGCCAGCCACGCGCACCCGCACAGCGGCAGTTGGATGGTCGGGCAGGCAAAGGTTGAGCTGGCGAGGCGTGGTTATCTTTTTGTGATTGCGTATTCTGACCCAGAGGCCGGAGAAATAGGGACACTGTACCAAGCCACAAATTGGCAGTTTTACGGGTTTACCTCGCCGGTTAATTATTTGGTTCGCCCGGACGGTAAGCGCGTGGATCCGAAGATCATCCATAAGTATGCGAAAAAACGTGGCGTCACGTCGCAGCAGCAGAAGCAGGATTTTGTCGATGAGGGCTACACGTTTGATCGTGGCAGCAGGAAGTTGAAGTATTTTCTGGTTTTCGGCGACAAGAGAAAAACAAAGGATTTGAAAAAGCACCAGCGCGTTTCGGTCTACCCGTACCTGAAGAGGGGCAACGGTATGGCGAGCCTTTACGACGTCTGGAAGAGGGAGTGCGTAGCATGAGCAATATTGCGAGTTATATCGAGACAGTGGCGAAAGCCTACTGGGGCGAGCCTAACCAGAAGCGCGGGCATACGCTGCGCTGGGGTACTCACGGCTCACGGGAAGTCGACCTGCGAAAAGGCACTTGGTTCGACTTCGAGGCTAATGAGGGCGGCGGTGTCGTCGATCTTGTGCGCGCGAATGAGGGCGCCACGATAATGGGTAGCATCCCGGACATTCTCGAAAAGAAGTTTGGCATCCAGAAGCAGGCGCAGGTCAAACTGCAACCGGCGCGGTTTATGAGTGCGGTGTACGACTACACCGACCAGAACGGCGAGGTCGTTTATCAGATACGCCGCTACGAGCCGAAGACGTTTCGTCAGGTGCGCCCAGACGGCAACGGCGGGTGGTTGCACAACCTCGACGGCGTGACGCCGGTGCCGTACCGGCTGCACGATATGCTGGCACGCCCGGACATGCCGGTGTTTATCGTCGAGGGCGAGAAGGCGGCAGACAGACTGGCGCGGCACGGTATCGTCGCCACAACAAACAACGGCGGGGCGAAGAATTGGAAGCCCGAGCTGAACAAGTGGTTTGCAGACCGCAACATCGTGATCCTGCCGGACAACGACGACGCCGGCCGCGCACATGCGGACACGGTCGTCGCCAATATTTTTGACGGTGCGGCGGCGGTCAAAGTGGTCGAGCTGTCGGGGCTGGCGGACAAGGGCGACGTCGTCGACTACCTCGCCGGCGGTCGGGATATTGAAGACATGCTGTCGGAAGTTAAGGCGGCACCGACGCTGGGTGAGGCGCCAGTCGTCGAGGCTGAGGCGGACAACGACAACGCGGGCGAGCCGGAGCGCGAATATTACGAGTTTGTCGATGAGGATTACCTCATCAGCATGCCGCCGGTGTCTTGGGCGGTCGGTGACGGCGACAGCGGGCTTATCACGGCGCACGGGCTGAGCATGATCTACGGTGCGCCGGGCAGCGGCAAGAGCTTCATCACGCTCGATATGGCGCTGTGTCAGGCGCACGGCATCGAGTGGCAGGGCATGCCGACCAAGCAGGGCGACGTGCTTTACATAGCGGGTGAGGGTGTTGGCGGGCTGGGTAAGCGCGTCAAGGCGTGGAAGATGTCGCACGGGCTTGGTGCCAGCGGTCACTTCCACATGCTGCCGCTGGCGGTCAATTTCCGCGATCAGGCGGACATCGAGAAGCTGATGTATTCGATAGAGCGGCTCGACCGGCAGTGGACGTGCATTTACGTCGACACACTGGCGCGCGCGTTGCTCGGGGCCGACGAGAACAGCAGCCAAGAGGCTGGGCTGGCAGTGGCCGCGGCAGACGCGTTAAAGCATGCGTTTGATTGCGCGGTCGTGTTTGTGCATCACTCGGGCAAAAATTCTGACCGAGGGGCAAGAGGCTCGTCGGCGGTGCTTGGCGCCGTGGATGCGTCCATAGTCGTCGTCAAGGACGAGCAGACCGTCACAATGCGTATTGAGAAGCAGAAGGATGCGGAGATGATCGACGACATCACGCTGCTGATGGAGCCGGTGTCGAGCGTCAGTGGTGGGTCGGTGGTACTGAAGCGAACAGATGCGCCGGTCAAAAAGACGTCGAACAAGCGCGATATAGGCGCACAATTAGCGCTGGAGAGCTTGCAGGATTACGTCATAAAGATGGAAAATCCGCGGCCAAATTACCGCAGTTGGTGCAAGTATCACGAGGAAAAAACGCCCGATCACAGCAAGCAAGACCGGTCGAAGGCGCGGAAGGACTTGCTTGAGGCTCGAATTATAGCATGCGACGAAAATAAGGTATGGATTGTCAAAGAAAACAATTAGATAACGTGATTTGGTCGCACGTTGCGACCGACGTCGCGCAAAAAGCGACAATCGTCGGTCGGTCGCACCACTATAGGTGCGCCGAGCGACCGACCAATTTTACGACCAATCGAAAGGGGTGATATTATGGTGGCTAAAAAGAGAACGGCGAGAGGTAAGCCGAAGACGGACAAGGTGTACTATCAACCAAGTCAGGTGGCTATGAGGCGTCAGCAGCAGAGCCTGCACAAATACGATGACGAGGTGAACCGGCTGGAGCGTAAGTGGGGCATCGACAGGTTGCCTTGGCTTGTGCCGTTGGAATTGCGTGAGCGGTTTTACGAGCAGCTCGACAAGCTGAACGCGGCTATCGACAAGTGTGAGGGCGTTGACCACGAGGTCGAGGTTACGCTGCGTGGGTGTGCCGCCATCGAGCGTGCAGCGATAGAGGGTGGTGCGGAGCCGCTTACCGGCGAGTACATCGAGGGCAGGATGCCGGACGGTACGGTGCTGGCGATTACGGCTAACGGGTATGAGGCGGCTAAGGTGAAGCAGGACAACCGCAAGGTGATGGTGTTTACGGTTGACGAAGTGGGCGTCGTTCTGGAAAAGTGGCTGAAAGAGAACCAGTCAAGGACGCTGGTCGATGAGGCGAAGGATATTTTCCCCGGCGCCGTAATCGAGAGCATCGTCAAGAACAAGGTTTTGATAGACGACGAGGTGCCGTTCTGATGGAATACGAAACCGAGCGGGACGATGTCTTGAAGGATCGCGAGTATATGCTTCTTGGCAAGTCGACGTGGATCGACATACGAAACCTAACAGTAAACGTGCAACGCACTGAGGCAGGTGTTACAATCGACATCTGGCCGCGCGAGCTTATGCGTGGATACTCACCGATAGCGACAGTGTCGGTGCCATTCAGTGAGGGAAGCGATGTCGAAGATTGAGCAGGGTGATGGGTCGATGGCACGGTTGCTGTCGCAGCAGCGTTGCCCGAGTTGCAAATCGTTGATGCTGATTAGAAGCGATGACGGGTATAAAAAGAAATACGATTGCATCGTGTGTGGTTTGAAAGTAGTGGACGTAAAGGATATCGAACAATGAAACGAGCTGACTGTTTGGACACGGCTAAGGCGTATGTTACGAAGGATCGTGCCAACGATCACGGCGATATGGAAGACAATTTCAGGACGATTGCGACGTACTGGTCTACGCATCTGGGTCACAAGATAGAGCCGCAGGACGTTGGTGTGATGATGGCGTTGCTGAAGATGGCTCGTATAAAGAATAACCCGTTTCACGAGGATAACTACGTCGACGGTGCCGGTTATCTGGCGTGCGCGGCAGAATGTGTGGACGTGAATGGCTGACATAATTAAATTCGGTGAGCGGCATGTTGTGCATTTCTTTACCGAGCCGGTGACGTGCGATTGGTGTGACGAAGAGACGAAGGGATTTGTTTACGAGGGCATGCAGTCGATCGTGTGCAGCTTGTGCAAACAGCCGCTGTTGATTATCGAAGACAAGCCGACGTTTATTGTGACTTTGGAAGACGACGATTACGAGGACGACGATGTCTCATAAAATCACCGAAGAGGTTTGGGCAGAGTTTTTAGAGCGTGTCACGTCAGGCCGGTCTGGGCAGTCAGTATGCAAAGACAAGGACATGCCGGCTTGGGGTACGGCTTGGAACAAGATTTACAACGACAAGGACTTTGAGCGCAAATATATGAACGCGCTATCGTCGCGAGGCATGATATACGCTGATCAGCTCGACGAGATAAACCGGCGTGTGCTTAACGGTGAAATAGACCCGCAAGCGGCTAGGCTTGTCGCTGACAACTACAAGTGGACTGCGGCTAGGCTGTTGCCAAAGGTGTATGGCGACAAGCAACAGGTCGACGTTACGCATGAGGCTGGTGGGTCGTACCTCGATTTGCTACAGCAGGTCAATCAAGCGGCTCAGCTAAAGCACGCCAATGTCGTTGAGGCTAAAGCTATAGAAATCAAAGAAAACACACGTGATAAAGTACGCGCGCGCGATGAAATTAACCAAAAACCGGTTAACAAAAAGATGCACAAAAAACAGGCAAAACAGGGCAAATGACGATAAAGTTATCCACAGGCAACGTAAGTCATTGTTTTT